TTTTTCTAACTCTGCTGTTTGTGCATCGAATGTGCCAGCGATTAACATTCCTGCGAACAGGACTAAGATGATGAGTAGTGCTTTTTTCATTTGCTTATTGATTTAATTTTAGCAAATGTACTACGAATTTTTAGATATGCAAAAGAAACCTTACTAATTATAGCAAAGTTATTAACAAAGATTTGTTAGTTTAGAAAAGTAGATTGAAGATAATACCCCCTACAAATGATATAGGGATACCTATTAGCGCTGCACTACGCCAAGATTCTTTACGTGCCCTTTGTTTACTCAGCTCTTCCTGTGCTGCGCTTAGATTACTTGCCATGCGCTCGTTAAGTAAAGTATATTGATCTATAGTTTTAGCCTGATCTTTAATGACAAAAGATGAGATACTATCACTTTTTGATAATAAGCCTACCTGAGCTTTGAGATAATCACGCTCTACCTTTAACTTAAGTAATGATCTAACTTGCTCAGTCGTTAGACTCACCAGGGTATCTTTCACCGGCAAGGCTTGAGAGTAGATTGTGCATGGCACGCTTGAGGCCGTTACGGTCAAGGCTATCAATAGCGCTAATGTTATTCTCATATCTTTCTTTGTTACGTTCTAACTGCACATTCAGCTGTGCAATCTCTTGCATACGCTGCACGTTGGTAGCTTCTAAGCTATCTATTACATGAGTAGCTCTATCAGCTCTGCGCTGATAACCCTCTAAAGCTTTCTCATCCTCTTTAATTCTGATGTACATAAGCTGCATTAGTAGGCAGATGAATATACCGGATAAGAATATAACTGCTACTTTAATTTGACTCTTGGTTTGTGGGCTCATTTGATTTCTTTTTAGCAAAGATAGACTCAATTACTGTTAATCCTAATCCACTACCTGCTAAAATAAGCAAGCCGTCATACATGTATTCAGGGCATTTGTAATCTGTGAACGTGCCGATGTAAGCAAGATTAATGCAGACAAGTAATGCTATTATAGATGCTACTCTTTTGGAGCTCGCATCCCCCTCATTACTGAATACACTCTTTAACCATTTCATCTTTTCTTACGCATCTTATAGATGGTATAGATAGATGCAGCTGCAGATAAAAATAAACAAAATATCTTTAATGCAAATTCTACATCTAACATCCATGCAGGCACGCTAAGTAAGATGCTGCTAACTGTACCGGTTACTCCCTCTGCTACTTGCTGCTGATGATTACTCATAACTCGTGGAGTAGTGTATAGGTGAATGACTTTTTACCACTCTTTATGCAGGCCTGAATGAGCTCTTTGAATTGTGCTCCATTATTTAACACTTGGCATCCAGCACTCCACTTATCTATATTCTTAGATTCAGTAGATTCATTAGCTCTATGTATGTTAATTCCAAATAGGCCTGTATCTTCTTTACCTTGCTCCTCAGCTACGTTATCTTTATCAGCATCTCTAAATACTGTTACTTTCTTTGACTGCTTTAATGCAGTGTATTTGCCCTGATGCAAGCCTATCACATAGGTATCTACGTATTGCCCTGCCTTTAATACTGCTGTGCCTAAGCTATTCATAGGATGATTAAGCCAAAATGTACCGGGGTTAGTCGTACCGGTATACCAATTTACCTGATCACCTTGCACCAATCCAATTAGATCATCAAATTTATTAGGCTCGTTAGCTTTACTGCGTATTCCTACCACGTGAATAGTAGGCCACTTATAGCCAAGCTCTGTAAACTGAGCCTTAAGCTCTTCGGTTGTTGGTGCTTTCATTCTTTCTTAATTCTTTATCTCGTTTATTTAGGTAGACCTTGAGTTTTTTCTCATAGTCTCGTCTTGTAATTTGCTCCTTTGTTATCTTCATTCTTAGTTAGTAAAGTTACGAATACTAAATCTGTACCATGGATTAGCAGCATTGTTAGCGCCTCGGCTAAATGCTACCTGGCTCTGCCTATTAACTACACGAATGGGTGTAATCTCAGGGCTTGTGTTATTAGTGTATTCAGGATAGCTTGAGCTATTAGCACAAAGGTAATCTACTAAGCGCTGAGTGTAGTATTGGGCATTTTCTCTGGCCATATCTCTTAAAGATGATAGCTCACTCTGAGTAATAGCTGTAGTATTCTCAGATTGGCGAGTAACTAAGTTACCGTTATCATGCTTGTACATCAGCATAGGGTAAAGCTCTACCATAGTCCACCATGCTGTAGGCTTAACGATATACTCATTTAATAAAGTCTCATAGACTCCTGCTAAAGTGTTATTAAAAATATCATCTTTAATCTTATTGGTCAGATTAGTGCCCATGTATAAAGTAATATACTTATCCTGTGCCAAGTAGATTGCAGGCCTAATTAAGTTAGTATCTACAGCCTCATTAATTTGAGTATATTTCTTTAAAAATTCCTCGTTAATAAAAAGTATTTCGGGTGCTATTGCCATTGTGTTATAGTATTAATTTGTTCCTGGATATCTGCCATTATTGGGCAAGTCATAAGGCTTAGTGTTAGCTGTAGCAAAGCCCTTAGCTATATCTTTTAAAGGCATACCTGCTCTGATTGCTTTAGATACTGAGATTTCATCTGATGATTCTAAGCCATTATCTGCAATGAATCTTCCCTTCTCTCTCTTTCTGAAATATACTCTGCGCTCAAAAAAATGTTTACAATTAACTCCGCCCTTAAATAACCAAACCGAGAACGTGCTGCCATTGTGGCCCATGTTAGGATTAAGCTCGTTAGTATCGGGCTCCATGGCTTGCAAATCTTCGTAACGGTATACATATCCATTGCGTGCAGCGCTTACCATTTGTCTACAGAATCTTCTACTATCAGCGCTTAGATTCTTTGAGTATGCGTATCTGATTTTGTATAAGCCGCTATCCATTTCAGATGGCTTATCAGGATCAGAGTAGCTTCTAACTGATGCAAGATTAACGGGCTCAGCTTCTATGAGTTCCCACTCTTCCTCATCTACTATCTCGCCCTTATCTTCTAAGAATTCGCACCACCAGTTCTCATCCTCATCGGTAAAGATTGGAGGCTTCTCTTGTGGATCTAAATTAGTCTTTTTTTTTTCTAATTGAGTTGTTGCATTAGTTGCAACAGTTGGTAATGCAGCTACTTCATCTGCAAATATATCATTTGCCTCAATAAATATATCAGCCACTATGCCCATGCCTTTAAATATTTCCTCAAGTGATTCCGTTACAATTTGTTGGTAAGGCTCAATGATATTCTTATTAAAGATTCTGTAAGCGCTCTTCATCTCATCAGCATTACTGCCTAATCCTCCTGCATCTCTGATACCAAATAGTAGAGGTGAAGTTACTCTGTGAGCTCCTAAGATATTCTCTCTCGACTGAGTGCTTAACTCTTGCCACTGCTTATCTGCATCAGTCATAGGCACAAGGTCTAAACGAGGTGCTCTATCTGAAGATTCATTAAAAGTAAATACTACCTTACCGGCCATCTTAGCACTTACCATAGTTTCCCAATTCCTTCTAATAGCTAACTGCTCTTCGGGATCAGGGATGCCATTGTTAAAATGCAGCATGTAAGAGGGTGCCATACCATTGCTTAAAAAAGCTCGGTAAAACTCACTGATCTCTCTTGTGATTTCTATGTAATTGATAGCACTATAGTAATCAGGCTTAGGATAGTATGCAGAGCCGGGTGTCATTATCCCCACAAATAGCACCTGAGAAGGCTCATCTGCTTTTGAAGTTGGATTATACATAGGGATAAATACCGGTATATTCTTTTTCTTACGCATATCATTCCAATCTTTAGAATAATAAACGCCAGGTATAACATCTTCATCATTAGCAACGGCCAAACGAACATTCTCATAGGGCAAATGGTTAATCTTTGCTACAGTGTTTCTATCTACGCTCCAAATAATTTCTAAGTAGTAGCCACCTTGCATCTTTGCATCGAGCGTTATAGGCCTTCTAATAGTGTTTAATTTCAATCTATCTATCTCACGTTGCGCAGCGGGATTAGAGCTCTTAAACTCCTTCCCTGCTATCATAAACGCTATGCTCATAGTAAGTGCAGAGTGCACCGGTGAGCTGTAGTATAAATCTATTAAGTAATTAGGAAATGAGTTAGCCTCACCTAATGTTACCCATCCCTTCGGAGTCTCTTTCTCGTTAGCCTCTTGTGGCATTGCTGCGCCAAGATTAACTAACATAGGTGCTGAATGTTTTATTTTATCCATTGTATGCAATGTCTGAATCTATGGTTAGGTTAGGCTCTGTATATCGGGGAGTAGTAATATCTTCTACTATTAAGTAACCCCTCTGTATCACTCCCTCTACTACAGCATTTGCAGGATCTAAGTTAGTGTTACTATTCTGCCCGTAGATAATATAACTAAACCTTGCTGGATAGTTAATTAATAGGCTTGCTGATAGTGGTACATTGGCATTAGTGCCTATCTCAATGGTAGTGTACCTATCATTCTGAGCTATCTGAGTAGGGATAGCGTAAAGCTTCTCAAGTGTCTGCTCGTTAGTTAATTCTAACAAGTAATCAGTATAGGTATTAGCAAGCAAAAGCTCCCCTTCCTTAAGAGTAAGGTAGAGGAGCTGTGCTGCTGTATTTTTTAGTAAGTAAATCATGCTTTAAATATAGCACAATTTTTCTTACAATGTAGCTTGAACTACAGTAACTGTAGTAAAGTCTAGGAATGGAGTATCTCCTGCATCCTGATCTAACAAGTATGCCTTATCTTTCTCTTCACCTGTAAAGGTAATAGTATATCCTACCATATCCCCCTTAGCTGCTCCTGTAGCTGTAGTAAAGGCAGTAACTTCTACACCATCTTTGTAACCACACATCCAAATATTGTCGTTATTGTCCTGTACAAAAAGTACATTGCGACCTTTAGATATATTTTGTAATTGTAGTGAACGTGCAGCAGTCATGCCGTGAAACATAGCCACAACAGTTTGCGTATAGTAAACAGTGCCATTCTCGATGCTGATAGCAGCCTCTTCTGTGAATGATCCTGTGTGCTTAGGTAGCTCAAATTCGTAAACGCTACCTGTAGCAAGAGCAGTAACTAAGTTAGTTCCTCCGTTAATTGTAGCAGTGTTTGCGAATGTAGCGTAATCACCTAAGTAGATAGCTTTAATACCACCTATCGCCTCTTTACATGCGATTAATATTCCTGCGGTTGCGAGACAGCTCATAGTTATTTTTTATTTATTAGTTAAAATATTCTTTGCAAAGAATGGGCAGCTATTAGCTAACCCACTCTTTTAGCAAAGGAGTATTATTTAGTTGTCAAATCCGATAACGATGTCGCCAAGTACAGCGTACTGAACACCAGCTCTGAATCTCATAGCCATTCTCACGTTATCAGAAGCATCAGTAAAGCTCATGTCTACTACTTTCACCTCGTTGAAATCTGAAGTCAAATCAGTTCCGAAGTTTAAGTTAGCTACAGTTGCAAGGATAACTACTGAATCAGAGATACCTGGGCAAACATACACATCATATCCGTTGAAGGTCAATGGGAATGTAGCAGTACCTTGGAAAGTCTGAAGGTATCCCGCAGTAGCCAAAGCTTGACGGTATAACTGTGCAGTCTTACGGTTAACGTAGATCTTAAGGTCAGGGCTACCTACTAAACTTGCAGGTAAAGCATCTGTACATAACTGAAGCTTAGCGATTACGTTAGTAGCATCCAAAGATACTGTGAAATCTACATCAGGAGTACCACCTTTACCAGCGTCAATCAAATACTGAAGGCCGTTGAATCCTGTGAATCCTGAAGATGGCCAGTTACCTTTCCAAATGTTACATTCAATCTCTTGAGCAACCTTAGCAGCCAAGTGAGAGATTAAGAAATCAGAGAAGTTAGCAGGAACAACATCATTGATGAATCCACGTCCTGTTTGAGAAGCTTCCCAATCACGTGTAAATTCTGCCTTACAAAGTTGGATATTAACCATAAGGTCAGTTACAGTCAATACTTGCTCCTGTAGAGTAAGTGCTGATGTAGAGTTGTCAAAGTCGCATCCAGCAGCTTTAACTAAGCCTGTTGAAGCCAAGATTTTAAGTACAGCTTTGTACTTCACATTTTCCTTTACGGTAATGTAGTTGTTAGCAATAGTATCTCCTGAAAGAACTGCTGCTGCGATGTACGGTAGCGCTAATTCGCCAGCGTAGGTTGAGGTGATGGTCAAGTTATCAGCCATGTGTTTTTGTTTTTGTTTTTGTTTTTAGTTGTTTTTGTATCTTGCTACTATAGCACGAGTTCTATCTTCGAT